TGGGCATACAACCGATGGAGGGAAGCCGAACTGCTGGAGCATTTGGAATCAGAGGATGAACTCGTTATACTATTAGTAAGTGCGGAGGTTGTGAGACGTGGCAGAGGATAAAGTCAAGCGGTTCATATCCATCGTTTATACCGAAACAGAAGGCATTAAATTACAACGGCGCGACAAGCGGGAGCCGGATAGGGAATGGAAGGAAATCGCACAAAAGCGCATCCAGTCGATTGTCCGCCGCCGGTTCAAACGCCAGAAGGCAGCCGTGTTAGAGTGGGTGCAGCGGCAGGTCGTCTATACCAAAGCCCCCATCCCGCCGGATGACCTGTTCGAAGATGAGGACTGGGATATTGAGGACGAAGCCGCCATGATGCACATTATTTTGTGGGAGATGAGCAAAGGGGCGGAGCGGTTTTCCTCATCCATCGGCATGACCTTCGACACGTCCGGCATCAATGTCAGGGCGGCGAAGTTTGCCCGAACTTATCTCACAAAGTGGCTGGCGGACCTGGACAGAACATCAAGGGAGATTGTGCGCAACGCCCTGGCATTGTTCGTTGAAACGCCCGGCATGACCATCGGCGACCTGGTGAAGATGCTGCCATTCAACGAGGAACGCGCCTTGAGGATTGCCGTCACTGAAACAACCCGCATCTACGCCAAAGGACAGATGATTGCCGCCCAGGAATTAAAAGAACAATACCCGGACGTGCGGATCATCAAAACCTGGTTCACGGATAATGATGATAAGGTATGCGAAATCTGCGGACCGCTGCACGGCATGACAATTGACGTAGACGAGCCATTTTATGACATCGAGGATGATCTATACCAGGACGGCAACCCCCCGGCGCACGTGAATTGCCGGTGCTGGATTGAGACAAGCACGGACATTCGGGGAACCCGCTAATGTCCAACGATTTATACATCCAGGTGGTCGGGCTTGACAAGGTGGAAGCCGCATTCAAGCGGTTCCCGGATGAGATTGAACAGGACATCGGGCAGGCGACTGCGGAAGCCGCTAAACTCGTCATCGCCCAGGAAGGGGTATCGAGCTATCCCCCTGCCACAGAAGCAAACGCCCCGCCAGTCCCCTGGTATGAGCGAAATAAAGGCATGTGGGTGATGCGGCATGGCGAGGTCATCAACCTGGAAAATTCAGAAGAATATGGCGCGGCATTTGACACACAAAGGGTAAAGATGGGGGTGACAATCATCAACAAAGCCAAGTACGGCAAGTACATTGGCGGCGAACAGCAGGCGCGCCACATGGCACGGATTGGCTGGCGCAAGGTGTTTGACGTTGCGAAGGAAAAGCAGGCGGAGATCACCGAGATATTTAACCTGTGGATCGCCAGGCTAATTCGGCGGTTGAATTTGTAATAAGTACTTGACAGTTGTACAGACATTTGCTATCATAGGTGTACACACTATGACGGGCGAGGAATATCATCCACCGCCCAGGAAAGCGGGAAGTGTAAAAAGCGGACGTCATAGGCTTACGGTATAGGTGCTGAAGCACAAGTAAGGTCAAACGTGACTTTACTTGTGCTTTTCGTTTAAGGAGGTGTAATGGAACAAGATTCCACCACCATCACGCCCATACCAGAAGCGGGGGAAACGACAGAGAGCGTCAAGACCGGCGCACGCAACAGCCGCGATGATAAGGCGCGCATTCGCAAGGCGCGGGAGCTTGCCACAAATATTGTGGATATCACACGCGAACTGGTTCCAGATGACCAGGACTTGCCCGAAGGGGAAATCCCGATCAAGTCTGACGACCTGGTGCAGTTTGGCGATTGTGTCAAGGCAACCCGCCTGGAGGATGGCACTCTGAAATTAGGCGGCTACCTCATCCGCTATTCCACCGAGAACGACCCGGACGTGACCGGGGA